GCAGAAGCCAGTATTAGATCGTATTTTCCTCAACTAAATTATAGCGATAATGATAATGTAGATTTCATAATTGATTCAATAACAATTGATTCAAAAGCACAAGGATGTAATACGAAACCATTAGATAATTATGTTGGAACACTTTATGAAGAACAAAAAGCAAGAAATGTAGATTATTATATTTTCAGTAGAATAAAAAATGATTTTACTACCGCATGGATATGTGGGGCTATTTCAAAAAAAGATTTTTTCGATCTTTCTACTTTAGTAAAGGCTGGAACTTCCAATAATAATTTTACATATGATCAAAGTAGGTATGAGATACAATATTATAAATTAATAGACATCAAATCATTTCTTAATCAGATTGGATCATGTAATGAAGCTGTTTAATATTACTGCTCAGGTTTATAAGAATAACGATCTTTCAAAACAAAATCTCTTAATAAATGAGGTTCACGATGGCTTGTCCTCTGAAGAAGCATTAAATAATTTTAAGCTTCATTTTCCGTCCATAGAATACTCTTTAGTAAAAATCCTCTCTGTTGAAGAAATTTCTAAAGTTTTTGCTTGACTGTAGCCGATACTTGTGGTATACTAGCCAAAAACGAGGAAACTATGAGATTTGGATTATGCTGTATCTCGCTCAAACTTAAAGAACAAGGTTTTGGTCATCAGACCATGACTTTTAAACGCTTCAATTCTCTGCCGCGAGAAGAAGCCATAACAATCCTTGGAGATAGGATTCTTAATAATCTTGTTACTACTCGTAAAACTATTGAGTTTTGCGGACAGAATAACTATGTTTATCGTGTTAGTAGCGACATTTTCCCTCTCATTACTTATGATGAGGCTAATGTAAGTTTAGAAGATTTGCCAAACCATGATGAGATTCAAGATGAGTTTGATAATATCTCACAAACTATTATCTCTAGTAATGTTCGTGTTAGTTGTCATCCTAGCGAATTTAACAGTTTGTCTAGTTTGACTCCAAAAGTTGTGGAAAAAACAATTACCGAACTCAATTTTTACAGCAGTTTTTTCGACAGAATTGGCCTGCCAGCAGACACTAATTCACCCATGAATCTACACGTTCATAATAATAACGGCACTAGAGAAGAAATTAGTCATCGTTTTTATGAGAACTTTAAAAAGTTAGATGAGAATTGTCAGGCTAGATTAGTCATAGAAAATGACGATAAACTGAACTGTTGGAGCGTGAAAGAATTGGTAGATATTTTTCATCCAATAACTCGTATTCCAATTACTTTCGATTATCTGCATCATAAGTGCCATCCTAATAATTTGACAGAGTGTGAGGCTATTAATATGTGCTATGATACTTGGCAAACTATTCCTCTTTTTCATTACAGTGAATCAGCACCCGGAAATAATCCTAGAAAACACTCTGATTATGCCACTCAACCCATTAATACTTATGGTCTAGAATTTGATTTAGATTTTGAGATAAAAGAAAAATGTTTGGCTATTAAAAAATATAAGGAACTTTATCCGACTTTCGGATATTATCCGCAGCCCACAATGGTTGTAAATTAGAGTAATGAAAACATTTTTTACGTTGTGTTAGATCAGTAAGATCAAAACTAGCACAAGGTAAAATATGATCTATATGCCAGCCATTTTTACCATAGTTTTTCCAATTCATATCTTTTTGAAATAAAGACTGCAAATGTTGTTTAAGTTCGTCGATACTACATCCTATTAATTCAATAGTATTTTGACCATTTTTACAAATAAATTGTCTTATTCTTCTTGATAAATTCATTTTTAGCTTAAAATTAATATCAGTATGATATCTTTCAAGATTATGTTTTGCTACACGTTGTCTAATTTTATCTTTGTTTTTTTCTTGATATTTTTTTACTGCCTTTAGTCTTTTATCTCTATGTTTAAGATATTGTTGTTTTCTTCTTTGTTTTATTTTTTCAGGATATAATCTTAGTTCTATTTGTTTCTCAATACATCTCTTATCTCTATATTTTTTGTAGGATTTTTTATTAGATTCTAATACTTTATCACGATTTTCTCGTCTGTATATTCTTTTTTCTGCGACTCTTTTTTCTTGGTGTTTTTGATATATTTTTTGATTATATATTTTGTAACACGATCTACATTTTGCCATTAATCCATATTTTCCTCCTTTGTGTTTATTAAAATATTCAATAGTAGCAGGAAACTGCTCTTGACACGTTTTACAGGTTTTGGTATAATCCATCGTAACACCTAACAAAAAACGCCCAAACCACAATTAGTGCGAGTAATTGCAGAAAGAGCGTTTTCTGATTATTATATTTTAGATTTGGTATCTCGCACATACCACCAATTAATACACCAAAAGGAACATAATATGAGTGCTTGGCTAATTGCGTTAACTGGTTGCATATACTTGTATGTGGCTGCGGAACAATATCTTGTTCATGGGAATGTTGGTATGCTTATTACATATGTTGGTTATTCTTTCGCTAATGTTGGATTATATATGTTAGCATCAAAATAAGGGATTGTTTATGAAAGAGCCAATAAAGATAAAACTTACAGATAATCCAGAAAACAAAAATGTAAAATTAACACCACTACCATCAACAGCATACTATGATATTGAAATGTGTGACGATATTTGGATAAAAAATGAAGATAATAAACAAAACGATTCGCAAAGCATATCAGAACTGGACTCCATGTAAAGAAATTAGGTGTTGGCATTATAGTGCCTGTTTTGATGGCACTAAGATGATTTGTTTCACCCAAAACAACCCGATTAAGACTCATACAGGTGCTTATAGGATTGGTGAAGATTTTAATTTATCAAAATATAAGGAGTATCCGTATTATCATTCTGAATCTCGTCTTATTTCTAAACTTTTGGATAAGTATAATACCATTGATCTTAATTGGTCAGTTGTTGTATTGCGTATCAATCGAAAGGGACTTATTTTAGGAAGTAAGCCTTGTGAGAATTGTGATAAACTTCTTAATGCCGTAGGATTAAATAGTGTCTATTATAGCACAGACGATGGGAATTTTATTGACAGTGTTGGAAATTTGATTAAAGGCAACGAGTTGACAATGCCGATGGTTATGGTATAATTCGCTAAACGGAGGATACCATGAACTGTGTTTATTGCAAGAATTGTGTTGGAGTTGATCGCTATGAGTTTCTTATTGAAACTGGTCGCAAAATTATTTGCAAAGATTGTAGTGTAGAAAATCGTGCTGTGGGGTATATGGACTTTTCTCATAAAACAGCACCATCCCTAGTTATGGTTCCTGCTAATGCTAAAGAAACTATTCGTAAACTTGATCGTGCCAACAGGAGAAGTCGATGAATAATAATATGACTTGGTTACAATTGTATAACTTTCTTTATGAAAGAGCGAATGATATTAATAATCCCGGTAGTTTTCCTTGGCAAGAACCTGTACAGGTATTTGATTTTGAAACTCTAGAATATTATCCTGCTGATTTTATTGAAATGCCAGATAAGAAGATTTCTTTGAGTATTGATACTTCTAACACAAATATGGAGATAACCTAAATGGAATTAGAAATTGAAAGCCTCTTGTTTAAGCAAGTTGACAAACCTAAAAATCATCTTATGACTAAGATTATTAATGTTTGGGAAAATCGTTATCGTATTAATGTGTATACTGAAATTTTTGACGATACTATTCAACTAACTAAACGTAAGATTAGTGCTAGTTATTTTTGTCATTATAGTCCAGGTAAACTTGAAATAAAGGATAGTCCAAATGGATCAGGAATTACAAAATCAACTTTTTGAAAAGTATCCAGAACTTTTTGTTAATAAAGATAAGGATATTATGAGCAGTTGCATGGCATGGGGAATAGCATGTGGAAATGGTTGGTTTGATATTATTTCTCCTCTTTGTTTTATGATTAAGAATCATGAAAATAATATTGTTTGGCAGACAAAATATAAACAAAAAACTGAACCAGAATACAAAAACGATTATATTCCTGTAAAGTTCGATCAAATCAAAGAAAAATTTGGTGGTCTTAGAATCTACTTTAGTGGCGGGGATGATTATGTTGAAGGATTAGTTTCTATGGCAGGGGCTATGAGTTATAAGATTTGTGAAGTTTGTGGAGACAGAGGAAGTCCAAATGAAAATGGCTGGATTAGCACTTTTTGTGACGGCTGTAGAAAATCTTAAAGAACGCTACTTGACAACGCCGATAATCCTGTTATACTTGGAGCATAAGACTTAACAACACAACGGAGACAATGCTATGGGAAAAGGACAAAAAGCCTGTGAAAATTGTGGTCAAACTACTGGCCCCCGTGCTTATATGTGTAAGAAGTGTAATACTCCTTTTGTTTTTAAGGCAAAGAGCAAGGAACACAAAAATACCAAAATTATCCAGAATATCAATTGGCGTGAACTGGTAAAGGGAGACAGAATCAAGGTTGGTGGCGGGCCTTATTTTGTTAGCAAGGGCGAATTTATCCCTATGGGTTATAGGGGTAAGTTTGTGGTTGAATCAGTAGATAAGAATGGTATTCTTGCTTGGGGCATTGACAAGAGTACCGGATTTGCTCATATCTATATGGGTGGAGATATTCAGAATAAGGAAACTGGTGTTTGGAAAACCAAGCATAAGTTGATCAAATTGAAGCAGAGAGAGCAGGCTGTATGAGTTTAGACCCTCAACAAAAAGAAGCACTAGAAAATCTTTATTCTCATAGAGATCATATAGAAGATCATCTGAATAAAATTGATACTATTTTAAAGATGTATTTTCCAAAAGAATATGCTCTGGCCTATCAGCATTGGTTGCCCCAGATAAAAACTGGCCTAAGAGATAATACCAAGTGGCTTCCTAGAGGACAATATTCAATGGATTATACTTTGAATACATTGGTAGATCATATAATTAATGATTTGGATAAAGGTGTAAGTAAGTATATCTAGTCAATTACTTTGGAGACTATGAACATGAGCGACGTTTATGCCATTGTTGATCTTGAAGGATACGCCACAGAAATGCGTGAGGCTGCGGCTAAAAGTCTATCACAGTCTTATGAAGAAAATCTTGATGATTTTATTAGCATCGGACAAATGATTAATCTTGTAAATAGCGAATGTGTTGGATTCGATAATAAAGATCGTCCGTTACTCAATGAAGATGCAAATGAAACAATCTATGAGCGTACTGTAACATGGATTCATAATGTTGGATTGGCAAAACTCGCTGCTAAAGGATTAGTAGAATGTGCTTGGGATGAAAAAATCAACGAAATGGTTTTTTGGGCAAATCCAGAAATCACAAAAACAACAAAGAAAAAGAGAAAATCAAATGACCAATCCATCAAACGAAGAAATAAAAAGAAAGATTCGTGATATAGAAGATAAGATTCATGATTGTAAAGCATATATCTCATCTGATTTTTGTGTGAGTTGTAATGAGATGTATGAAAATATTAAAAAGCATGAGGCAGAGATTAAACTTCTAAAGGAATTGTACCACAACGACTAAAAAATATTCTCAAGAGTTGACAAGCCGCTGGTCGATGATATAATGGTGGCAGGACGGTGATTGATCTTTAACAATACGGGGCGGAAGGTAAGCCGGTTGCATCCGACACTCTTAAATCATTATGAGTGCTTAGAAAGAAATTTCTAAAGTAGAACTGCTTAAATTCGGTGAAGGTTTTAAAATACTAATACCGAGCCAAGCCTATTTAATAGGAAGGTGTAGAGACTTAACAGGCAGCACCTAAAACTTAATACAAGTCAAGGTGAAGATAAAGTCCAGACCACAAACTAACAAGGTAGTGAAAACTATAGTGGTAAGATAAGGTGTTCATAGGTTGGTTCGACTCCAACTCGCCCTATTTATTTTTGTACGATATAATAAGATCTAGAACTGTTTCCTTTATTTTTTGCTTTATATGTTGGCAATTGACAATCACAATTGGGACATATTATACGCAAATTATCTAAAGTGTTATCATTTCCTTTTCCATTTATATGATCGACAATTAGTGTTATTGGTTTTCCATTCCAATTATCAGCATTTAAATCGCATATCATACATTTATTTCCATAATTAGATATGAAATATTTTCTAATAGAATTATTATGATAGAAACCATTTCCAAAACCAATAGTTTTTATTTTATGTTCTTTATGAGATATTAAACAGATTTTAGAGCAGTATTTTTTAGAACTTTTACTGTGGTATTGAAAAGGTTGAAGACAATAGATACAATTTTTGGATTTGATTTCTTTGATTCTTTTTGGGTGTGTTTTATTAGTAAAAGAAACACTGCATGATCTAGAACAAAATTTTGGATTAGTAGTAATTTTATCACAGTTAGCACAGTTCATTTAAATTCTCCAAATCGAAACTGCTTGACAATAACTAAATATACACTATAATAAGTTCGATTCATCAATAGTCAATTACGGAAATATCTTTATGACACATCGCTCATTATGTTGTATGCCTCTAGTAACTCTTTTATTGGGTCTATTAGTTTTATCAGTTGGTTTTAATTTTATATTCGTTGAAAAAATCAATCAACTACATCATATAGTTAATAGTATAACTTCACCAGTTGATGATGACGAACTGAAAAAATTAATGGAAGAAGTTAAAAGATTATCAAAGCAAACATATACTTCAGGTACTAAGTACGATATTAAAACAAGAGAACCAATACAAAATGATTTCTGAAATTATATACGATAGAGAATGGACATTAAAATATTCTCTATTTAATAGAAAATGCTATTTTAGTGGACAATCTTTAAGGTTTCAACCATGTTATATTGGAAGAAAAAAGATTCGTTCATTATTGTCAAAAAGGTATCAAAATGATGATATTTGGATAAGTAAAGACCAATATCTGGATATGATTAAGAATGGAATGGTGTAAAACATAGTGACCTTCCTTTACATTAGTTAAGTAACTAACCCGCCTAAAAGAAAGATTATTATGACATACAGACTTCTGTTTATCGTTCTACTATCAATTTTATTTGCTTCATTAACAATGAATGTTATTCACTCAGAATGTTTGGAGTCTGTTAAAGAAACCAATCAGATTAACGAGATAATACACACAAGAATGGTTAGTGATTTACATGATAGATTGATGGAATTAGAAAACTAAGGGGGCGAAAGGTATCGACAGGTAAATAGAAATATAGATGGCATCGACTGGTTGAATAACAGGCCAGTATAAAAGTTATTCAAAAAATGTTAATTGGCGAAGTAAATCTCGCTCTCGCTGCCTAATTAATTAGGTACGAGTGGGGCTATGTGGGCCTTATTACCCAATCATGTTGACTCAGATAATTCTGATAAGGAAGTCTAACCCGAAAATATAGACAATGATCGTAACCGATCTGATGAAGATAATTCTTCTAGGTTTGTCTAGTGTCCAAATTACAATAGACTAACGATGTAGATGTTTATATTGAAATTACTCTGGACTTGGCTTCAATGCCAACGCCTCCACTTAATTATGATTAGAAAAATTTGTTCATACTGTGGCAAAAGGAAAAACTGTAAAAGTTTTCCCAAACACAGTATGTACAAAGATAATCTAGACAGTAGATGTAGAAGTTGTGTTAAGAAACAAACTAAAGTTCGTGGAAAACTTCACAAAAAAGCCCCTCCTCGCCCAGAGGTATGTGAGTGCTGTAAAAAAGCCCCATTAAAATGGTGCTTGGATCACGATCATTCTGATGATTCTTTTAGAGGATGGCTCTGTGATAGGTGTAATACTGGCATAGGTAAACTTGATGACAATTTAAACGGTGTAATTAAGGCTGTAAACTATTTAATCATGGCAAAAAATAGGAAACAGCAAAATGAATCTTTATCGCAAATGGATTCAACACCTAAAAGAAAATGATATGACTTATTTGCAGCATCTCATCTTTGCCTTTTTCTATGGTTCTTGTTGTTTGGTTGCGGGATTGTATTTAATTATACATTCAGTATTACCTTGTTTTTTTGCAACAGCAGGGAGTGATTTAGTAAAAAGACTAAATTTAATATTTAGAAAAAATAATGTTAGCAATTCATAGCTTTTTTAAAAATACCACAGACATAAGATCAGATATAGAATTAACTGCTAAACAGGCAAATTTATCATGTAAATTTCTCAAGAAGCATAAATTTACTACCATATTATATACTGATAGGTCTTGTATTGATAGTTTTAAATATATTCCTTATGATGATATCATTATATTAGATATTTCCAGTATCCGATCCAATATACCGCAGGATTTTTGGTCAGCCTCTAAACTGATTAGTTGTTCTGTAACCAATGAACCTTACATACATGTGGATGTTGATTTATTCTTGATTGAAAATTGTTTAGCAGAGTATGAGGATGAAGATTTTTTTGTTTTTCATAACGAGTCTTGGATTAAAGACAAATCATATAATGAACAATTATTTAAAATTAATCAGTATTTTAATTATATAGATAATAATTCTTTAGTATATAATAATGCAATATTTGGAGGTAAACAATATAATATTATTAATCAACAAATAAACACCCTAATAGATTCTATTATAATAAATAATACCATTATTGATGAAATTTTATTTTCTAAAAAACCAAGAAAAGAAAATGATGGGGCAAAATCTGTTTTTGTAGAGCAATATTTATTTAATAATCTAGTGAAAGAAGAATTAAAAATGTCTACCATCCCATTAGTGCTAAAAGAATCAATAGATCATGAAAATAGTAGAAAAATATATGCTCTTATGAAACAATATCAGATTATTCATTTATGGGTACATAAAAACGCAATTAATAATGTTATAGGCTTACACGAACTTATGGATATGTTAGAAAAAAAATATTTTTAAACATAAGCATAATATGATACAACCCCAAATATACTTATACACAAAATTTATCGGAATTCCACAAACGCAAGCGGCCTATCCTGTTAAAGAAAAAGGATTTTTTGAATACTATGATGAATATATTCATAGTTTATTTAATGAACAAAGGATAGAATCTAGATTGTTTTATTTTAAACAATTAACACTTCCAACGGTGCTTAATCAAACTTATCAAAATTTTCAATGGATAATTTTTATATCTCATTTACTTCCAACTAAATATAAAGAATTTATTAAATCAATTAGTGATAAAATATCTGTAATAGAAATTGATAATTATAGAATATCAAATGAAGAACTTATCCAGTTACACACCCCTAAAGAATATAACTATATATCTTCTAGATTAGATGACGACGATGGTTTATGTTTAGACTATTTTGAACTTTTATTAGAAAAATACTCAACAAAAAACCTGTTAATAGGATCAAGAGATGTTGTAGTAGTTACATATGATGGTAATAATTTTTTATATTCAAAAAGAACTAGAAGTTTTTTAGTATCTTCGGGTTTTTCTTGTAAAAATCGTCATGTTTATAGCATTGGCGGTCACGCAAATGCACAAAATATATTTTCATATGATATATTGTCTAAAAAATATCCGTCTATTCAATCGGGTGGTGATCATACTTTCACAAAACGAGATCATGTCTCAAAAGATGTTAAGATTTTTACTTTACAAAACTATATGGACAATATTTTATGAATAAATTAGCCTTGGTTTCTTTCATAAAAAACGAAATAGATTTTATATTTGATTTTATTGAATATAATATAAAAATTTTTGATGAAATAATAATTATTGATAATGGCTCAACAGATGGGACATTAGAGATTTTAGAACAACATCATAACAACAATAATATAGTTTTAATTAAAAATAATTCTCCATTTGCAATGAAAGGAGAAATTTGTTCTAAAGTTATGATAGGCAGTTGTTGTGATTTATTAGTTGGTCTTGATGCTGATGAAAAAATTATATTTGATGATAATTCTACTATATCTAATGATTCGTCAATAATTAGAAAATATTTACAAGATATAAAAATAAATGGATACAAATATAAAATTAATAAAATATATGATTATCATCCAGATAATGATGGTTGGTATGACATTTCTGGTCACACAAAAATAATTTTTCCAAAAAAAACATTCATGTATACAGATGTAGGATTCCACAGAGGAAGAACAACTTTGGATCCACAATCGGATTTTGATACTAATCCTTATTATTGGAGAACAATATTTAGTAATGCTAACATTAGTGATAAAATTTTACCAATTAATATCTCTTATTTGCATTATCATTTTAAATCAAAAGATATTTGGTTAAAAAATACTGAAAAAAAACTCAAAGCTAGATTAGGAGATAATTGGAATAACATAGATTTTCTAAAAGAATATACTGGCCCATCAATACATTGCAAAAAAAGATATCTACATTTTATTAATACAAATGAGTGGAATATATGTAAAAAAAATATATATTTAGGAAAATATTTATGAATCCATGGATGAGCGACACAGAAATAGCGAAAATAGAAAAATATCTCGACCCTAAATATACTTTCCTCGAATGGGGATCTGGAGGATCAACACTATATTTCTCTAAGTTGATATATAAATATATCTCTATAGAACATGATATCAATTGGTATAATCAAATTAAATTAGAAATACAAAATAATAATTTGTCTAATGTTAATTATTTATATTGTTCTCCGGATAATCCTATTGTTCTTCCTGTTTGGGAAGGAAGAACTGAAGATTTTATATCTTATATTAATATGATAGATGATGTACCAATAGAGAAATACGACATCGTATTGATAGACGGAAGATGCAGAGTGGAATGTGCAAAAAAAATATTAAACTATATTGATAAAAGTTCTATAGTTTTTATTCATGATTTTTTTAATAGGCCAAAGTATTTTTCTGTTTTAGATGACTATGATTTAATAGATTCAATTAGAAACGGTCAATCTTTGGCCGTTTTAAAGAAAAAGTCTTGACAAGCCGATACTGTATGGTATGCTAGAAGGACACAACAAGGAGAAATTGGGAATGATTCACGATTTTAATTATGTTTGGGGAATGGTTCGTGATCTTAGGGCGACCAGTAGCACTATTGATAAGCAAGGGATTATTGAGGATTATTGTAATCATAATTCTGAGGCTGCAAGTTTTGCTAAGAAAATTCTACTCTATACCTACCATCCTCTTTGGCAATATAATGTCACAAGTGATAATCTCAAGAAGAAAAACTCTTTGAGGGGAAAGTCTTATAAGAATTTCTTTGATCTGCTAGATGACCTAAAAAGTCGCAAAATTACTGGTCACGATGCTATTGGAGCAGTCCATACTTTTATTGATAGTCAGTCAAATAAAAACAACATTGAAGAACTCATTCATTGTATTATCGATAAGGACTTGAAAACCCGTGCTGGCGATAAGATTATCAACAAGGCTATTCCTGACCATATTCCAGAGTTTAGTGTTGCTCTTGCAGATAAATATGAGCCTAAACTTGTAGACTGGAAGGACGGTTGGTATGTATCTCGCAAAATTGACGGGGCCAGATGTATCGCTATTGTTGATGCGTTTGGTAATACCACTTTCTTTTCACGAACCGGAAAATCTTTTGATACCCTTGATGTTGTTGCTGGTGGAATCAAGGCACTGGGAATTACTAATGTTGTATTTGATGGTGAACTTTGTCTTGTTGATGACGAAGGTAATGAGGATTTTCAGGGAGTTATGAAGCAATTGAAAAAGAAGGATCATACTATTCCTAATCCATCCTACAAAATTTTTGACATGATTAGCCATGATGAATTTTATAGCAAAAAGGGGGATAAGAATAAAACCTATGCTCATCGCTATAATAATTTGAGAGAAGTGATGAAAAACAATACTTGTGTTTGTCTTAGTGTTCTTGGTCAAGAACTTATTAAAGATGATGAGCATTTTCAAGAATGGATTACTCGTTCCAACCAATATGGCTGGGAGGGATTGATCTTGAGGGCAAATGAGCCCTACAAAGGCAAAAGATCAAAAGATATGCTCAAATGGAAAACATTTAATGATGCAGAATATGTCGTAAAAGATATGGAATTTGGCCCATTTAGATATGTTTTGAATGGTAAAGAGACAGAAGAACAAATGCTATCATGTGTTACTATTGAACACAAGGGATATAATGTTAGAGTTGGTAGTGGATTTAGTATTGAACAAAGACAGTATTTCTATAACAATCCTAAAGAACTGCTTGGAAAAATTATTAGAGTAAATTATTTTGAAGAAACTAAAAACCAAGATGGGGGAATTTCACTTAGATTCCCCACATTTAAGTATCTTTATGGAGAAAAAAGAGATACTTGATTCTTCAAAGTATTCCTGTAAGGAGAGTATTATAATGATAAGAAAAGGCAAAGGAAAGAAGACTTTTAATAGAGAAAAAAGACTATTCTCAAATACCAAAAAAGGCAGAACTCCAACAGAGACTCTGCATTTTAAAGTTATTAGTATGCGTACCAGAGATTTAAAAAATATAGTTCAAAATCCCGATACTGTAGATTCGCTCACAGCATCTTTTGCCAAAGAAGAATTAGATAGACGTAATTTTAATCAAAAAAATAAGATTGACACACAATCTAAAAGATACAAACTCAATAAAAAATATCCAGAACATAAGCATTTATTGCGTCGATCTGGCAAACGATGATTCAAGAATCCACCTTGACAAGACGATACTAGTAGTGTAGAATCGTAGCATCACGCTATTAAACTTTTGGAGCAAACCATGATCGTTGAGAACTCTGTTATTCCTGTTCAGAATACTACCTTGGATAAGACCAAAGCAGATATTTTCTTTGAAAACTTTCCAAAAGATAAGGTTGTAGCGTACAAGGAATATTGGGAGAGTGTTCGTCCTCAGAATGTTGAGGATATTTTTCGTCGCTATCTGTTTGCATATTGTTCTGTCCATACTACTTGGAAAGGTAATTGCTCAGGATTTAACGCTATTAAGAATTTTAATGAGTGGATCGACAACAAAGAGACTCTACTAAATAAACTCCACAAGAGCGGTGTTGGACTTCATAATAATCGCACCAATTATATTTGGGATTTTAGCGAGAAGTTTTGGGCTAATCCTAAAGACTTTTATTTTACCACTAAGAAGGGTCATGTTAAGAAGCGTGACAGTATCTTGAATAAGATTAGTGGAATTGGTCTTGCTAAAATTAGTTTTGCTCTTGAAATGATTCATCCTAATGAGGCAAGGGTATTGTGTGGAGATGTTCATCAACTCAGACTTTACGACATGGAACATCTGAAGTATAATAAGAGCAAGAGTGGTTCGACTACTTATAAGAAAATGGAACGTCATTGGATGGTGAATTGTGGCAAACTCAAGGTTCCATCCTATATTGCACGATCTATTTATTGGGATGATCTTCAAAAGAAGGAAGATAGCCGATACTGGAGTTTTGTTCTGGAGGATTGACTATGAGCGAAAATGGTAAAGGTTCTAAAAAAAGGCCACGATCAGTGGATCAAGAAACATGGGACAAAAACTATGAAAGAATCTTCAAAAAAAGTAAAAATACTAAACATGGTAAAGTTCGAAAAAAATAAAACTACTTTCATATTGTGTGATTGCAGGAGCGAGATTCTGGTATTAGACCATGACTCTGAGTATGGATTAACTGAACTGTCAATATATGAGAATATGTCATCTTATGGTCATAAAATGTCATTTTGGCAGAAATTAAGGTACGTTTATCAGGTTCTGGTTAAAAATCGCCCATACTCTGATCAAATTATTCTTAATAAAGAGCAACTCAAAGACCTTGGTATGTTTATTAATGGGTGTATATAATACTGTCTCTTAATACTATCAAGGAGGCTATCATGATAATGAAAAATTATGTTACTGATGAACTAATTAATAAAGTATATCATCTAACTAAGGCTCTTAATCAGGCAGAGTCGATTATTAAAACTCTTGAAGTAGAGAATGACAATCTTAAAGAAACATTATCATTAATATATGATAGAGAAAATTTAGTAAACAACGATTTTTTAATAGAGGTATAAGATGAGTCGCCTAGCCAAAAATAGTCATGATAAAATGATATTCGGAGTTTGTGGCGGACTAGCAAAATCCACGGGTATTGACTCGTCATTAATAAGACTAGGGTTTGTGATTGGGGCAGTTTTTACTGGAAGTCTTTTATTTTGGATTTATTTAGGATTAGGAATACTTTTGCCTTATGACGGAAACGACTAAGCTATTTAATGGTTTTATATTAGATGAAATAATATCTTATTTTAATAATAAGATTATTATAACTGGAAGTTTATGTGACTATGCTCATGTGGGCTATAGTGGAAAATTTAGTGATTTTGATTTTATTATTCCACAATCTGTTTTTCTTCAATGTTTGCATATTGAACAATTAGATACTGATATAGTATCAGAAGTTTTTACGTTAAGAAAAAAAAAACACAAACATATCATCGAATATCTTATATAGGAACATATAAAAGTATTTATTCTATAGATATATTTTTAACAAATCAAAATTATGAAACAGAAGACGTATATGTAAAAGTATTAAGTAATATTTTTTATGAAAATAGCAAATACAGTGAATATCAAATGGACTCGGTTCAGACAAGAAAAAAAAGATTACAAGAATTATTAGTATTAGTCAATAAAAAAGAAGATGATTTACCAGAATGGAAAAAAATATGGAAGAAAAAAAAGATTCGTCAAGTTAATGAAAAACTGCCGCTTTATAATAGTAAATTTCCGGACAATGAATTATGATTTATTTTATCTCTGATACCCACTTTGGACACAAGAATATTGTGGGCTATTGCAAAAGACCATTCGTTGATACTCACGAAATGAATAAGACCATTATTGATAATATCAATAGTGTTGTTAAGCCAAAGGATACTCTTTATTTTCTTGGAGATTTTTGTCATAGGGGTGGTGATCCTAAGAAATATAGAAAACAAATAATCTGTGAAGATATTCATGTGATTCTTGGTAATCACGACAATGAGGATAAATTTAGTGAAAAAGATTTTTCTTCCATAGGACTAATGAAAGAAGTAATTCATTGTAATCAAAAGATTATTCTGTTTCATTATCCAATGAGAGCATGGAATAAAAGTTATCGTAAAAGTTGGATGCTGTATGGTCATGTTCACGGCAGACTTCACAATGAGGATGAATCACTAGGACGCTTTACGCTTGATGTGGGCGTGGATAATAAAAGGGAAGGTGTTGGGTTTGGCACTCCGTATAGTTTTAAAGAGATTCAGAAACTATTTGGCGACAGAGAGAAAAAATTCAAGGTCGCCCAGTTGACAAGCCGATAATGGATGTTAGAATGAAGGAGTCAAGCGAGAGTATCAGTCATGCGACTGACTCGCAAGACAAGACTTGGAAATGATTTGGAGGTTGATTATGGCTGAAATTACTACGGTTGATAAGCAGACTCGCGTTCGTTGCAGCGACGAGCAGTTCCTTGAGGCAGTTTTTTCTAGCAAAACTTATGCTGAGATTGCTACTAAGACTGGTCAGAAGATTGCCAGTACGATGGCTCGTTATGCTCGTACAAAGGCCGCTCTATCAAAGAAGGGTGTTGAACTGCCCGCTATGGAACGTGCGAAGCCAACCAAGACGGTTGACAACGTAGAGGCTATGGCAGAGGTTGTTCGTCGCCTCAAGGCTCATGCTAACGGTTGATTAAAACCAAAAGGGTGATCGGCTACAATAGTTTAAATGGTTGAGGCACACAAGTTTTCAACCTCAAATCATTGATTGTTGTAGTCGGTCACTTATATGGGGCTTTGGCGAAACAGGCAGACGCAAGGGACTTATATAATTTGAGTGCATAAGGAGAAATCTTTATAGTAGAACCTGTCAAATTCGGTGAAGGCTTAACTGCTAATACCGAGCCAAGCATAGAAATATGAAGGTGTAGAGACTTGACGGCAGGAACCTAAAACGAAAGTTATGGTTAAGGTAAAGTCCAGACTACAAACCGAAAGGGTAGTGAAAACTATAGTAGTAAGAAAATCCCTCGGAGAAATCCATGTGGGTTCGATTCCCACAAGCCCCACTATTTATTTTTTCCACGATAGTTATCAGTTAAAGCATGACAGTTAGGACAGAGTAGTTCAAGATTGGATAAAGTATTATTTAAATTATTACCGTCTTTATGATGTAATTCAACAGGAATAACTTGATTAAGCCAAGTTTTTTGTTTGCAATTATTGCATTTGTGTTCAAAAATTTGTTCTTTAATTAGTCTCTTTTTAAGTTTCCAACTTTGTATAGTTTGTTTATTAGAAAGATAATCTTTAATAGATCTTTTTGGGCCTAATTTTTGACCTTTATTCCAGCCCTGTAGAGTAAAATGAGAAGTATCAATATTATATAACTTAATATATTTCTTTAGACAAGAATAATTTCCTCCTGCTGGAATGATATTCATTTTTTGTAGACATTGACGATAACTAAAGGATTCTGAACAAATTTTAGATAAATTTTCTTTAGTATAGTGATGTTTGTTATTCATAATTAGTCCCTCTTGACATTCAAAAAGTAAACGCTAAAATACATATACACCGAAACCTTTTAAGAATAAGGAAATATAATGAGCAAAAATGTTTTAGAACTATATAAGATTGGCAGTAAAGTTAAGTTGACGGGAGAAGGTACTGAATCTATTTATGGAAGTATTGTTGGTATTAATATAACTGGAGATAATACAGTTACCTATTCTTGTGGCTGGTGGAATGGTCGCTCATATGATGTTCATGATTTTTCACCAAACCAGATCGAAGTTGTATTAGCAGAAAAGTTTAAGATAGGATTCTCCACATGAATGAAAACTCCAATCCACTAGACTATTTAATTCAGTGCTGTGAAACAGCAATAAATACTGGACGTTGGAATTTGACACGATTCACAGTATTAAATGCCAGGAATGAATTAGAAAAGTT